TCCGGGTTATCCGCCCAGCGGGCGTCCGCCTCCTGATTCAGGAAGCTGCGCGGCGGGCCGGCATAGCGGGTGAATTCCGCTTCGCACTGCGCCGCCAGTTGCGGCGAATGAGTGTCCGCATCGCGCTTGAGATAGGCCCGCGCACACACCCCGGCAACCAGCGCGTCAAACGCATGATCGGGAATATCCGCAAGAGCGGTCAGTGCCGCCACGGCCAGCAGGCTGAACGTGCAGACGCCGTTGAAATCCGTGGTCGGCGTCACCGTGAACGCGCCGGTCGTGGTCGCGGTCAGGGTCAGCGTGCTGCTGGCGGTGATTCCGGTCACGGTCTGGCCGCCTACGGCGATGGTGCAACTGCCCGCCGTGCACCCGGTCACGGTCAGCGTCAACCGATAGGCCGTGCTGGCGATGATCGTGGTGGAATGACTGAGCGCCGCTGTGCCGCTGCTGTGGGTGAACGTATCGTCGGGCGACTCCGCCCAGCCCGCGCCCACCGTCCACCCCGCCGACGTGAGTAACTCCGCGCCGGTGGTGGATTGATGCGCCAGCGTCGTCCAGTCTACCTCGGTCAAAAAGGTGCGCCGGACCACCAGATAGAGCGTATCCAGGTAATCGGCGGAGGGCGTCGGGTAGACCGTCAAATACCCGTGTTTCTCATCCAGCAGATAATGCGTCGGGTAGTTGTCCGCGCTGGAGCGCCAGTCATCCGCCAGCAGTTCGCGCTGATGGCGATGCCATTTGGCGACCGCTTGCATTTCAGGCACGGTCGCTTTGGCGAGCGGTTCACCGTCCGAGGCGCGGATCACGGATTCAATCCGCACGATCTCCGCCGGCACCGCATACTGGCGCGTTCCCGCGACCAGCGTCATCGTGTACCGGGCGCGGGTATCGTCCAGCAGCGGCTGGCGCTGGCCCAGGTCACGCAGGGTCTGGTTCAGATACCGGGTGAGTTCAGTATTGCGCCATAAACACCCGGCATCGCTGTATTGCCAGTAGGCATAGTACCCCGCTGGCGTCGTGCCGGTATCACCGCCGTGATCGTCCAGCCGGTCGCGAGCCGCAGCGATGACCTCCAGCGCATAGACGGCCATGGGAGGCGCTCAATTCAGCCGGGTAAAGGGATAGGCCGGGACCTGACTGGGCACCAGCACTTCTTTCCCGTCCACAACGGCCTTGTGGTACACGGTCTGAATCGCGTCTTCCAGATTTTTCATGACCGGATCCGGCACTTCGACCTCGACCCCACGCTTGATCTGAAAGCCGACGCCGTTCACGCCGACATACACATCATCGCTTTCCGGCCCCGCCCCGGTACGATGAATCTTGATCTTCACCTTGGGCGCCTTGCGCAGCACCTCATGAGGGTCCCTTTCGTCCACGTCGGGCCGGGCATTGAGCAGCACGCCCTTGTCGGGCGCAGTCGGTACAGTTTGTGATGTTGCCATGGAACCTCCAAAATCAGTCGTGATTTAGTGCGATCGTGCCCGTAGCCGCAGCGGCGGTAAACCGCAATGCGTACATCGGGCCAGCCATGACCGCCACAGTTGCTACCGCCACGGTGCCGTCCGGCCAGGCGGTCCAGTCGTCATTCGGCTCAACCTGATACTCCACCAACAACGTTCCGCCGGCGCCTGGTTTGGCCCGTATAGTGATCGGCCAGGGCAGTTTGTCGTTGTTGCCGGGGTACAGCGCAACCGCTTCCGCCGCCGTTACGGACACCGACTTATGGGTGGCGGTCGCGTCAAATCCAATTCGGATCGTCATCAGCAGGGCCTCGTCCCGCCCTGGGCGATGAGGCGCAGGGCGGGAGTGGGGTTACAGAGTGGCCGGCGCCAGCGACACGTCCACGTAGGTCGTGGTCACGTTGGCGGCGTTGAGCGCCGTAGTGCCCAGGGTAAAATCACTGCCGCTGGCATTGGCGACCTTGAGGGCCGCAAACGGCGCGTAACTCTCCGGGCAGCCCGGACAAACGCAGGTTCCGCCCGTCGCCACCGCCGCGCCCTGAATGATTTTGGCGGTGCCCGCCGCATTCAGGACCAACAAATACGCCCGGTCGGTGGCCGTGACCTGAGCCGTGAGCGTATCCGCTGCGCCCGTTTCGGTGATGCAGCTCAGGGCCGACAGGTCAAACTCGCCGGTCGCGCCCTTTTGATACGTCACCCCGGCGATGGAGAAATTAACCGCCGCCGTTGTTTTGACGTTTTCGTGATTGGTGGCATGCTTGGCGATCTTGCCTTTGGACCAGGCGCGATTGGCCGTTGCATGACGGATCACGGTCGTCGTGGTAGCGAGACTCGTATAGTTGGGCATTAGCCCTCCTTAAACGCTCGCCGGGGCCAGCGACACGTCATAGTAGGTATCGGTGACCCCCGCCGCATCCAGCCCGGTCGTGCCCAGGGTAAACGTGGCGCTGTTGCCATTGGCCACCTTGATCACGCCCAGCGGCGCATAGCCATCGGGACAGCCGGGGACCGTACACGTCCCGGCAGTAGCAACCGCCGTGCCCTGAATCACCTTGACCGTACCGGCGCTATTCAGAACCAGTAAATAGGCCCGGTCGGTGTTTTTAGCCTGGGCTGATACGGTGTCTGCTGCCGCAGTCTCAGTAATAAAATCGCACGCGGACAGATCAATTTCGGCAGTAATCGCCAACTGGTACAGCACGCCGGCAATGGAGTAATCCACGGCGGCGGTGGTCTTGACGTTTTCGACGTTCGCGCCGTGGATCGCCAGCCCGGCCTTGCCGAAACAGCGGTTCGCTGTGGTGTTGCGGATGACGGTGTTGGTAGCCGCCAGAGAGGCGTTACTCATGACAAAATCTCCAAGCGCCGGCTCTCCACCGGCGCAAAACAGGGAATTGAATTAGATCGCCGTGACCGCCGCTTCCAAGCACGCGCCCCATGCCTCATTGAGGATGCAGCCGGCCCACCAGGTCTTCCATCCCACGTACCCGCGCTGACCCAACGGGTCCGATTTACTGGGCGTGCCAGGGTTGAGCACGGTCGGTTTGATCATCCCCTTCCCGGCCAGCGGGCAGGTCGCGTAGTACTCCTGGCTGATGTAGATGATCGGGTACACATCCGCCTTTACACCGCTGGTGGATTTCATGCTGCCCTTGGCGTCGCCGGCATCGGGGTACGGCTCCAGTAACGGGGACTGGATGTAGCGGACGTTCTCGACGCTACCAATTTCTTCCGGGCACAGCGGTTTCCGGCTCCCGTACTGCGCCACCGGAGTGAACGCCGTCCCAGCCACCTGGCGGAGATCGTGTTCAAAATCAGTATGGGCAAACGCAATGTACCCGCCCTCCACCGGGGTCGTGTTGCTGTCCGGCGAACCGCCCAGCATCTGCGTGACTGGGCGGGCGCGATTGGTCCGCAGCGACCGCACGACGGCCCGCTGGTCGGTCAGCGCCCAGACCGTATTCACATCGGTGCGCTGCGTGCCATTGGTATAGAACTTGTTGGTTCCCGCCTTGAGGATGCCCCACAGCAGCATTTCTTCGGTTTCCGCCGCTTGCTCCCCCGCCAACATGACCGCATTGGCCAGCACCGGGTCCTCGGCGAGGTCCTGGATTTTGTCGCTGATCTCGTAAATATCGCCGTACTGCTGGAGCAGTACCTCGACATCCTCATACGAAATCTTGTGACTGGTCGGCGTCACCCCCTCAACCAGCGGGGTCGTGGCCGCCGCAAACGGCACCGGGCGGCGGAACTTCGCCCGCTCGGCCTTATTCTTGGGGATGGGATAGGTGCGGCCAAACTGGTTTAAAACCAAAACGGGGCGCGCGTGTTCCAGCATGGTTTTGACCGCCCAGTTGGCAGTCCGCTGGGAAATGTCACCATAGGTCGTAACGGCCATGACTCAATACCTCGACTACATTCCGCCTCACGGCGGTTAAAACAAACGGTCTGTCTCCCGACAGTCCAACTCTTTACTTCAACTCAAAACCTAATCGGCGGCCCAGCCGTCCAGCGTGTCGCTGAGCGCCGGCGCGCGACTGCTTTTAGCGGGGGTCGCTACCGCGCCGGCCAGCCGCTCCTGCCGCTGAGCAGTTACGTCATTGGCCTTGCGGCTGGCCTCATAGGCATCGATGACTTTCAGCGCCGGCCGGACTCCAGGGGTTTGCGCCGCCGCCTGTTGCTCCGGGTTGGCCTCCAGCCACGCACCAAACCCCGGATCGTCGCGCAGATCACGCCAGGTCGGGCGGGCGGCGTCCATCGCCTCCTCGAAAATCCGGGTATGGACGGCGGCCATCTGCTGATCGCGGGTCTGTTCCCGCATCAGCAACATCTTTTCGACCGGACTGG